GAAGACCTTCAAAATGTACTCACACCGGAAGGAGTGGTCTTATTTTGAAAAACGTGGGCAATTCGATAAGGAAACGCCCGCGTGGCTCCGACACTTGGGACAACTGTTCTACAAGGTTGGAGAGGTGACAGACCCGACACTGCAAGCACAGATGATCGGTCTATTATCACAGACACGAGGTGCGGGGAAACCCCCACAGCTCGACGTCATGAAGGCTGAGAAGAAGTTTCTAGAAACCGTATCAAAGCCTCCGGAGAAGCTCCGCACACACGAGCGGGCTATACTCCGGGCATCAGTAACAAAAGCGATTAACGCAATGCCTGATGCGTATTTCACCGGCTTATCAACAAAGGCGCGTGTGAACATACAAAACACCGCATGCTACGAGAGAACTCGTGCAGAAGGTGGTACAGAGGCTGCAGTAGCCTCTTTAGTTTGGGATGGCACTCAAGGTGTTACCGCAAACGTTCTCAACCTAGATACAGGTGAGAAGATCGGCGAGATTGAATACAAATCTGCGACCGAGGGTGAGTACATATTCTGGAGGTGCCTCGAGAATGTGCTCACCGAAGATCCTGACAACATCACTACATCGTTTGTCACCATGATCAAGGAGCCAGGTAAAGGTAGGACCGTTACCAAAGGCGCATTTGCTCTCAAAGTCGTATTAGACGTTGTGAACAAAATTTGCTCTTGGCCTTTAACAAAGGTTGAGAGCTCGCGTTCCGGAATGGGTAAAGAGGCCCACGGATGGAACTTCTTCCAGTCCCTCTATTCGAGCGGACATGGAACGTCTCCCTTCAGAGTGCATAAAGTGCTCAGTGAGAGGGAGGTAGGAAACCTGACCGAAAAGTTAATCGAGTATCAGGACCTATATGTAGAATGTACTGATTACAGCGAGGCGACAGACAATCTACAGCATGAGGTAGCGAAAGAAATCGCGATCCCATGGATGAGGAGATGTGGTATACCACACATCCTACAACAGATAGTCTTAAGGGCAACTTTGTGTCCAAAGATTATCGAGTTTACCGGTTTCGGCCTAATGGAAGAAATCGGTGAACCTCACAAATGGAAAGATGACATCCGATTTGTGACTTTGAAAAGGGGCGTCTTAATGGGCGACCCCCTTACAAAGGTATTCCTCCACATACTCAACATTGTATGCAGGGAATTCGGACAGTACTGCCTAGACCCAGAGTTCTGGCAGTCTGTCGAACCGTCTGTCATTGGTGTGAAACCAAGAGAGACGACACGGTACAAGCCGGTAGAGAAGAAATCTCCGCCTAGACCGCGATTGACCCGTGAACCACCAATCACGAGGCCAACACTCACTGAAGACGCAAAGCGTCTCCAGATGAGGGACCCGAAATACTTTGTCGGGCGGCCGTTGTTCTCAGGTGCGTTACCTGTACCTCGGCCATCGAAGGAAGGGAACAGTCCCTACATCTTCGACCTTGTGAGTAAACCTATTGAAATGCTCACTAAGGAAGAATTCAAAAGGAGGAGGATGCGCCACAAGCTATCCTCTCCAGAATTCCTTGAACCCCTCGAATTCGAAGAAACATCGAAGGAGGTGTTCGAGACCTTGACTGGACCAAAGTTCGGCGCAGTTGGGGTCATCGATGATGGCTCTCTAGAGTCTAGGGACATCATCGAAGGACGAGTCTCCCCTAGGGGATACTCAAGCTAGGTAGTGAATTGCAAAGCTGCCTATCCGCTAGGCGCCATAAGCGCATCAAC